CTCGCATATATAATCAAGCGGAAATTTCTAGTTGTGCGTTTCCTCGCCAATATCGCCCGCAATATGGTGCCGGATTATTGAACGCGGGGGCAGTCCAGAAACAAAGCGGCGCAATTTATCCCCGTCGGTTTCGGACTGATCCTGCGCGGCTGTCGCTGTCCAGTGCAACGCGACGTTTCCCCCGCTGGCATAGCAACCGCCTGCCTCATCTGGGTTGGCGGCTTTCTTTTTACTTGCACCGTGGGCAGTAAAGCCAATGGCAAAACTTCTTTCGAGCCTAGCGCAAAGCGGATCACCATTGCCGCAATCCGCGCAACTAAACCCCGCGATTGTTTCCGCCGGACAACGTACAATCAAGGCACCGTCAACAGATTGTTTCTTTTTCCCCTGCCAAAAACGTTCCGCAACGGTCACAACGCAAGGCACCTTAAACCCCATAAATTTTGCCGCGATTTCTGCGGTCTTTGCGCTGTAGTTTATTACCGTTTTATTTGCCGCAAGTTTTCGTTTCCAGTGCAGGGGAGAGAAATGCGAATAGGTGAACGATACACCTTTAACAGGCTTGGCATCTAAAACAGCGTCAAGATAATCAACATCGATTTTTGACGACCCGCACCCGCTCGGGTTCAATTCACAACTGGCGGGGCAAGTTCCGTAATTGCTACCGTCGCCCGCTCTATATGTGACTGCAATTCCCCGCGTCTTTTTTGCGCGGCTATATTCAACAGTTTTTAGCATAGCGTTCTCCAATCTATACAACATCGCATATCTATAAAAGAAAAAAGCCCGCCTGTAAAGCGGGCAGTTTCTAAAGTTCTATCGGCGGCGTTTCCGCGTTGGTTTTTTGCGGTTCGCTCTTTTGCTCAATTCCTCGTAATCGCTGCCGTAAAGCAATCGACCTATCAATTCAAAAATAAACATTGGTTAGGCGTTCTCCCCTTTTTCTTCAATTATGTCGATAGTGTCTTGATCGTATTTCTCTCTAAAATCCGCGGCGTACCAATCAAAGTTTTCATGCGCTTCAGTTTCAGCACTTTCAACGTCTTCAGCATCAACCCAAACGGGTTTTATAAGCGTGGCTTGGATAATAACCTTATACCGCTTCACGTTGTTTCCCCCTCTCTTCCGTGGTTTTTAATTCCAGTGTTATGTTGCGGTTAGCCTGATCCACAAAACGTCTGTAAATGTCTTTCTGGAACTCGGCCTTAGTTCGAGTGTCCGCGTTGGTGTGCAATCCGACGTGGCTTTTTACATCCTCTGCCGTAATCGGTCGGCCTTTTAAATCCTTATCACGAAGCCAAGCCCCGTTGATCGTTTCAATGGCGTGGCAACGAACGTAAAATTCCTCCCAATTCTTTTCTGTAATTGCGTTTAAGCCAACCGACATGGTGCCCCAAATCAAAGCACTGGTGATAGGCCAGACGGCGTCGTCTTTATAGTCGGCTTTTACACCGCATAAATCATAATTTAAACTCATAGCATGTTCTCCATTTCGCTAACCCTTAGAGTATATGCGATTATATGGGAGAAATCAAGTCGAAAAGAACAGGCCAATCAAAAGGATTTGTTCCTTCATACACCGGATCGGTCTTTAGCCCGTCTGTTTTGACCGCGATTGCCTGATCCGCACGATACAAAAGGACGACAGGTTTTTTCCCCCAGTTCTGATGCTGCTTAACCAATATCCAACTGCTGCTGTGTCGGTGCCTCGTTAGCCAAGAAACTTGGTGCGGGCTTAACCGTACCGCATTGGCCTTGCAAAACTTTAATTCTACAAAATGAAATAGCCCGCGTTCATCGCAGATCATAAGGTCGGGTATACCCTGACCGACAGAGTTTTCTATTCTAGTCAGGCTTAATTGGGGCCTAACCTTTTTCGCGGCTGTCCTCAACTGTTGATAAAACGCCGCTTCCGTCGGAATCTTCGGTTGGGGTAATGTCGATAATGTCTGAGCCATTGGATTCCTTTAGTTCCTTCAACGCTTTCATCACCTCCTCTTTATCCATGTTGTCGATACTGCCGTGCCTGATCTCCGCCTTGCTGACGTATATATCACCCTGCGCCTGTCCCCGTCTATACTCGGCCTGTACCGCGGCACTGTACGCCCCGTTTTCGAGGGCCACATCACGGATTTTCTGCAGGTCGCGAACGTGTCGGCTGTAGTTGATGGCAAAACGTTCATCCAATTCGTTTCGATACCGCCTGATAGCTGCCACAACATGCGGGCATTTGTGAGGGTTGGTTAACTCATATGCACGGGTGTGGGCTGAACTCTCGGGGTAGCCCGCTCGAATAGCGGCTTCCTTGTAAGTTATCATACCATCGTTGCTTACAAGCTCCTTTACAAAAAGCTCCTGCTTACGCGTCAGAGGGCTGTCCGCTGTTTTGTACTTCGCGCCTCGGGGATCAGAACGGTTGGCCTCTTTATCCACGGCTAGTCCGGTATGCTTTCTAGGGATGGGCCTCGCTTTAATCCTCAAAGGCTTGGGGAGTTTTGCAAGATCAGCGTTTGTTTTTCTAGGCACGGTTCTCTCCACTGCAAATAACTATACAATACCTTTTAGCAACATATGTTATACCCCGCCAGAAAAACTTTCGTAACTTTTTTCGTGGGGATTTTGGCTTAACGCAGAAGGCTGCTTAACCGTTTGGGCCAAAAAACTGCCAATGTAACACCTATCTTTAGTATGGAGTTACCGAAAATGTTACCCTTTTTTGCCCTTTTTTTGTTTGATTACATACTGGTAACTTTTATAACACCGGTAACGCCTATATTTTTCGTTTTTTTTTTTTTTATTTTTCTGGGAGGGTATACTATAAGTGTTACTAACGACACAGGCTCCCGCCTAAATTAAGACGAGAGCCTGATCCGCGGTCCTGCCACCACTATGTCAAAATGGCCTACCGCGTGAGAGTGTTAAGCGACCGCTCCCTGCGCAAAGGCGGGTTAAAACCCCTAAACCCGCCCTATTCGATTAGATTGATTTCTTTTGGTGGTTCACCCAGTTCGAGCCGAACGATTATTCTGTTGCTTTCCTTTTCATGCTCGAACGTCATAACGTCCCCTGCTTTGGCGCGTCTTGTCAGCCCTTCGACGGACATGAGTTTATCGCCCCGCGGTCGGCGGTACAATCTTATTTGTGTTGGTGTATACCTGTAGAAGCTATAATCGTAGTAGTACGCCAGAAGCACTTTTTTGCCTCCATTTTCTATGAAGTCGTATCCCAACTCGGGCAGGTATTCCCGAAAGAATTTTACGACGCTTTTATTGGCGTCTATGATGCTTTTGTTGAGCATTCGTTGTGTGATGTTTATTCGGGCTTTCATAATAGTTCTCCATAATTGCTCTTAGTTTTTTTGTCATATCTTTAGACAACTCTTTGCCGTCGTTAAACGGAGTGTCTTTTTCTATTGTTACGAGAGAGGTCCGCGTCCGCGAACACCATTCTTTTGTGTCATATTCATAACTCAGCATCACGTCGTGAAAGTCGTGTCGGTGCATATAGTAATCGACGTAAGCGGTTCCGTGGAAGCATTGGATTGTCCACGGCCTAGAAGTCTGGTTCATATTCTTCTCCCACGGCTATAGCTGCTTTTATGCTGTTCAGTGTTTCTGTTGCTTTTTGGATGGCCCGTGATCCGCGATCTTCGAACCAGCAGTCATCGAGGTGACGCTCTGCTTGGAGCAGGGCGTCTTCGATGTGTTTGGGTTTAGTCCGCATTATTGTTGTCCAGCAATCTCTGCGATTTTTCTTCGTAGAGTTTATTCATGGCACTGACGGCGGCGTCTTGTTGGTTTTCGGTATAGATTTCAGTTCTTATATCGGGGTTGTTTGATACGTCTAAAAAGATGAAGTATGCTTCAAGCAGCATTTCTATTTCGAGGTCTGTTAGTTTCATATCTGTTCTCCATTGGGGTTACTTTTACAGAATACCCCAAGTATAGAAGAAAGTCAAGTGCAGTTAAGAACCCCCCAGACCCGTTGTCCGTGAACCCATTCGCTTATTACCAGACCCAAGCGCCTTAATCGTCGAAGGTAGTAGAGCGCGGCATCTAGTTTCATTTTGGCCCGCTCTGCCACTTCGAGGTCCGTGAGCCACGATCCTTGTTTCATCACTTCGATTATGGTTTTAAATCCAGTATCCATCATTACGAAGGCTCCTGACGTATCGGTCGAGTTCTTCTGCTGCGGCCCAGTAGTTTTGGTTAGCGTTGGGGAGTGGTTCTTTTACGAACCGCGCATCTTGGCATCTATCGACTTCTCGTCGGAGGAACTTCAGTTCGGCTTGTTGTGCGGGGTTGAGGTCTTTTTGGATGCGTTTGATGTCTTCTTTTTGCATAGTTCTATTTCTTCCCGTTGTTTTTTGATTATTTCGAACTGCTGTTCCAGTTCTAGGAATTGCTGATCTATTTCGGAGAACAGTTTAACTGCGTCGGGCATTGCTAACATCCTCCCGTACTTTATCCAGAAACTTGATAGCGTCTCTGTTAGCCACTCTGACGATACGGGCGTGTCCATCATCCAAATTTATGCATCGCACGATTTTGGGCAGCATATCGTCCCAATCGCCCTGCATACCGTATGACCAGATCATGTACGCAATCAGGGTAGACATTTCATCTGGGTTAAGCTGCGTTGGGCAAGCCTGTATGATGCCTTCTGCCACTTCTGATAGGTGATTACTCATAAAGCTCCTCCTGCCCTTTAAACGTGATTTGATAGCGTCTGGCGCGGCCTAGAACTTTCTCTATTGGGGAGTTTGTTTCAACGGCGGCTTCTTCCAGAGTATAACCTTTTTGGGACATTTCCAAAAGTTTTTGTGCGGCGAGTGAGCGGTTAATTTCCGAGAGCCGCGGTCCGCCGCCTTTGATCTTATTTTTGACGATACCGTAGTTAGGGGGTCGGCCCTCGTAGGGTTCCAGCATCTTGGCGTTCTCTATTTTCGCTAGGGTCTTCCACTGTTCCAGTACGGTCATAGTTCCCTCCCAAAAACCGTTTAAGCATTTGCATCATAGCCATTGGGGACTTGGCTTTAACCAAGTCCCGCAATTTTCGGTTTTCTTCGCACACACGTTCGTACTCGTCGCGGTGGATCATGTTCAGTGCCTAGTTTTCTGGGCTTCTTTTTGCCCTTCTGCGGTCAGGGTATCCCAATCTTTAATCATGTACGGCAGATCGTTTGCCACGCAATATCCGGTCACGGTGTATAGTGCCAATTCGTTCATTTCTGGTTGAATAACGACTAGGAGGTTTTTGCCGTCATTTTCCCTGTCAAGTAGGCGCATAACAAAGTCACTTTTTTCTGCGTCTTCCCACGCCATACAACCGTCATCGGTTGTTGCGGCGCACGGTCCGATGATAG